TGGGGCCGTGCAAGCCTTGACGCAATGCCCAGCCACAGAAAGTTTTGTAACGAAAACGGCTGTGATATTTATCACATTTGGCTAAAGACTTTTCGGCATAAGATAGTATAAGGCCAAATGTGTCCTGTATTTAGGTCATTTCGCGCAGGAAGCGTTATCGGCACCTCCCCTATACCCTTGCCGCCCTGAAGGGGTCGAGCCCGCCAGAATCGATTCTGGAGCAATCCAGAGGCATTTTGGGGCCTGTTCGGTTTTGCCTGTGTCATTTTGCGACAGGGGCGAGGAGGGCGACGGGGTGCAGAATCCTGTGTCCTTTTGACACGCTCTCCGCGCGCGCGTTCCTTGTGTGACGTTTGTCACACGGTGGCGCGTGTGTCCTGAAAACAGGACAGCGGGGCGAGCGGTCGGCGGGTCGGTGGCGGCTGTGACGGGCGGAGGAATGAGACGCACGCGCGCGCGCCGGACGAACCGCGCCCGCGCGAGGCGACCGCGTCCGCGCAGGGGGTCGCGCGTGAGGCCCGGGCGGGGGGGGGTATGCCCCGCGCGCCCGCGACCGCGTCTGGTTCCACCCTCACAGCCGCTGGTGGCGTCTGGTACAAGTCAGCGTTATCTTTCGTGCTGGACTTGACCGGAGGCGATATGGGGCGCGGGAAGGACGAAACGTCGCCGGATGAGCGGCGCGCGATGTTGGAGCGGGTGTTGGAGGGGATGACGAACGGGAAGACCGTGGCGGATACGGCGCGGGAGTTGAAGGTGCCGGCGGGGCGCTTGCGGACGTGGTTGGCGCGGGACCCGGAGTTGTACGCGGAGTATCAGCGCGTCCGTCCGATGCTGGGGGCGGCGTTCGCGGAGGAGGCGATTCGGGTGGCGCGGGAGAGTACGACCCAGACGACGGCGATGGACCGGGTGCTGATTGACACGCTCAAGTGGGCGGCAGCCAAGTCAGCGCCGGGGGAATACGGGGAAAAGCAGACGGTTGAGCACCAAGGACAGCAGACGCTACAAGTCAAGGTCATCGAGGACGAAACGCCGGTGCGAAATGTCAAGGCGCTGAAGGAGGCGGCGGTAACGGCGGTGTTAACGGCGGCAGCGAATGCGCCGATATACGCATTGCCAGCGCCAGACCCCGACGAAATCGCGTGATGGGGTGCAAGAGGGTCTAAAATCGATTCTGCGGGCCTGTTATGGGGTGGGGGCTATCAGGGTAGCCCTGCACCCCGTTTCAGCGTTTATACGCCAACCTCGCGCAAAAGAGGGGCATATTCTCGCCGTAGCGCAGAACTGTGATTCAGCGCAATGGGATTTTAGGAGCGTGACGGAAAGGGGAGGGGAAGTAGTTGTTGTTAGGGGAGGGGTTAGCTACGAGTACACGTTACTAGTTACTAGTATTATATATATACTAGTTACTAGTTACTAGTTACTGGTTACTACACCTTTGGCGCAAAATTGCCGCTTGCATTTCGGGGCTTGACTCGCTAAATTATACACTCGGGGCACCATGCGCGATTCGCAGCCAACTGGCTAGGCCCCGGATGGGTGGTAGTTTGCTGCCGCGCGGGTGGGGCAACGCAGCACCCCCGGCAGCGGTAGCTATGTCCAGCGAGGAATAGTGCCAGCCGCGAAGCCACAGGAAGTCAGCATTAAGCTGCACCGGCTCCATCCGGGACAAATCCGGGTGGCGGAGCATCCCGCTCGGTTCCGGGTGGTGATGTGTGGTCGCCGATACGGCAAATCGGCGCTGGGGATTCGGCTGGCGTGTGACGCGGCGTTGAAGGGACAGCCGGTGGGGTGGTTTGCCCCGAGCTACAAGCTGGCGCTGGAAGCGTGGCGGGAGTTGGCGCAGCGGCTGCAGCCCATTGTCAGCCGGCAAAGCGAGCAGGACAAGCGGATGGAGCTGGCGACCGGGGGCGTGATTGAGGTCTGGACGTTGGACAGCCAAGACCCGGCCCGTGGACGCAAATATGCCCTTGCCGTGATTGATGAGGCAGGGATTGCGAAGGACCTCTTGGAGGTCTGGCAGGCCGCGATTCGCCCCACGCTGGTCGATTTGGGTGGGCGGGCGCTCTTCCTCGGGACCCCCAAGGGACGGCGACACGGCTTCGTGAGTTTGTTTAACCGGGGCTGGAGTACCGAAGACCCGGATTGGCAGAGTTTCCGAGCCAGTACGCTTGACAACCCGTATATCCCGGCGGAAGAAGTCGAAGCGGCTCGAGCGGAGCTGCCGCCCGAGGTCTTTCAGCAGGAATTCGAGGGCATCCCGACCGACGACGGCGCCAATCCGTTTGGGTTGGAAGCCATCCGGAAGGCGGTTAAGGACGACCCCCCGACCACCCCGGTGGTTTTTGGGGTCGATTTGGCCCGTTCGATGGACTACACGGTGGTCTGCGGGTTGGATGCGTGGGCGCGGGTGGCGACACTGGAGCGCTGGCAGGCGCCATGGGCGGAAACAAAGTCCAAGATTCAGGCTATCGTCGGAAAAGTGCCTGCGGTGGTGGACGCCACCGGGGTCGGCGATGCCATTGTCGCGGATTTGCAGGGGATGGGCCTTGACGTAACGCCCCACGTTTTTACACAATCATCCAAATTGCGCCTCATGCAGCGCCTCATTGCTGCATTTCAGGCCAATCAACTCCAGATTCCCGAGGGATGGCTTTCCACGGAGCTGGAAACGTTCGAGTTTCACTACACCGCGACTGGGGTACGCTATGAAGCTCCTCGTGGGTATCATGATGACGGTGTGATGGCGCTTGGACTGGCCTTATATGGCTGGGACCGCGTGCAAGTAGTTGCTCCAGACCCGTATGTTAAGCCGGCGGTTTTTGGTAATGACCCGATGCTCCACCCGGAGCGTCCCGCCACGACGTTGATTGGCGACTTCTCTTCTCAACTGCCCGCTGAGGGCTGGTAACGGAATTCGGTATGGCAAACAAGAAGCGATTCATGGAGGCCGTGGCCGAGAAGGTCGGCGGCAAGCGGATGCCGATGATGCGGCGCAAGGGCGGCAAGCCCGGGATGGCGGTGATGATTGCCATTGGCGCGCCGAAGCCCAAGCCGATGATGGGCAAGGACGAGGCGGACGAGATGGACGGCGAGGAGAAAGAGGGCATGAAGATGTCCAAGGCCGACCGCATCGCCGCGCTCCAGGAGAAGATTGCCTCGCTCAAGGCGGAACTCGCGCTCCTCGAAGACGAGGACGAGATGGACGACGAAGCCGAGATGGACGAGGAGTCCGAGATGGAAGACGAGTCCGAGTCTGAGGACGAGGACTAGGTCGTGGCATCGCCAGCCTGGCAGCGCGCCGAGGGCAAGAACCCTGAAGGGGGCCTGAACGAGAAGGGTCGGGCCAGCCTGCGTGCGGAAGGGCGGGACATCAAGCGGCCGGTGAAGGCAACAGAAGCGAAGCGGTCCCCGAAGGCGGCCAAGCGCCGCGCGGCCTTCTGCCGCAGAATGAAGGGCATGAAGGCAAAACTTACCAGCGCCGAGACGGCCAACGACCCGAACTCGCGCATCAACAAAAGCCTCCGGGCTTGGGATTGTAACTAATGGCAGCGACGCTCCTCAAGACCAACAGCGTGACCGTGGCCGCGCAGGATAATGCCGCCTCGGTGGCGGGCCTGCCCTCGCCCGGCTTTGTGGCCGTGCAGGTGACGGGCACCTTTAGCGCGACCATCACGTTCGAGGCGTCGGTAGACGGCACGAACTACGTCGCCTTCAACATGACGCCGTCCAACTCGGGCACGGATGCGTCCACGGCCACGGCCGCTGGCGCGTTCACCAAGGCGACGGGCGCCTTCAGCGCGTTCCGGGCGCGGTGCTCGACGTACAGCAGCGGCTCGCCGGTCGTGACCATTCGGTACGCCGCGCAGTAATGCTGATGCACCTGCTGTGGGCGGCGGTGGTCGTCTACGCGGTCTACACGGTCGCGGATGTGGCACGACTGTTTGCGCCGGTGCGGGCGGAGACGACGCTCCCGCCGCCGCCGGTGGAAGTGCCGGAAGATCTGGTGGCCGTGGCGAATCAGGAGCGGGAAAGCTGGGCGCAAGAGGAAGTGCTCCGGGTCATTCGGGAACGCTACGAAGACCTCAAGGACTGGAACCGGGTTCGCGCTGCGTTTGGCGTGGGCCGCATCGAGTAGCGTATGACCATTCCCTATATGGACGAACTGTTGGGCGATGCGTTCGAGCGGGCGATGGCGGGGTTCAGCAATAACCCGGCCTCCCCGAACGAGCAGGTCGCGCCCAACCCGCCGGGCGACACGGGGCAGACCCCGGCCGAGGATTTCTCGGCGCTGCAGCGGGCGCTGTATGGGGCCGACTACCCCGGTGCGGACCCGAACACGACCGAGGATATGGCGGCGTGGGCGAGCTGGACGCGGGGCTTGTGGGAGTCGCGGCGCGAAGCGGTGCAGATGCACCTGCACCTGGTGGAGCGGAACCGGCTCTTCCGGGCCGGCCAGCAGTGGATTTCGGCCAACGGGCTGGGGCCGTGGCGAGAGCCGGCGCGCCCCCGGGATGCCGCCCGCGTCGTGTATAACATGATCGACAAGGCGCTCGACCAGCGCCTGCAGATTCTCGTGGACCAGCGCCCCGGCTTCTCGGTGTCGCCCACCACGCAGGACCCGGACGACAAGCGGAAGGCGCAGGCACAGCAGCTCGCGCTGGAGTACCAGCACGACCAGCAGCAGATGCCGCGTCTCTCGCGCGAGGCCGCCTTCTGGGCGCAGACGGACGGCGTCAGCTTCTGGCATATGTTCTGGGACCCGGATCGTGGGCCGTGGGACGAGCGGCTGGGCGAAATGCCGGGCCAGAAGAAGCCGCTGGGCGACATCGGCTGCCAGACGCTCCGCGTCGAGCAGGTCCGAGTCAGCCCAAACACCACGGCGACGCAGGCCCCGCAGTGGGTGGTGATCCGCGAGGTCATCAGCCGGTCGGAGGCCGCGTTCCGCTACGGCGTGACGGGGCTGGATGCGGCGGACACGACCCTGATGACGGGCAACCAGCCGGCCTACGCCGGGTCTGAGGGCATCGGCGCGTGGGTGCTGACGCAGACCACGATTGGCGAGGGCCAGCGGCTCCGCGATGAGGATGTGACCGAGCGGTTCACGGTGTATCTCGCCCCCCACGCGGACGCGCTTCCCGAGGGGCTGCAGCTCATCGTGGTCGGGGACACCGTGGTCTTCGGGCCGGCCCCGCTCCTCTGGAACGCGATTCCTGTGGTCGCGGTGCGGGATGGGTCGAGCGACCCGTCCTACTACCCGCGCCCCGTGATGGAGCAGTGGATTGACCACCAGATGCGCGTCAACGCGCTGCTGTCCAAGTGGGTCGAGAATATCCGGGTCAATGCGGGCGGCCGGTTCCTGACCCGTCCCAACGCCATCGCCAACGAGACGTTTATGGGCGGCGTCACCTCGATGATCGAGATTCGAGGGGCGGGGCCGATGACCGAGTCCATCCAG